GTTGCAGAAGCTAGGTCGGCGAGCGATCGCACGAGGGCTCCAGACGGAAGCCGCCATGGAGTCGCTTCGAAATGCGTGATGCTGCCCTAGGTCCTGTGAACCTGTAGATTCGCATAATGACGATGGGATTACGTTAGCGAAGCCGCCCAGGGGGCGAGTCCAGCGCCTGGACAATGCGCAGCCCAGGCGCTGGATTTACACGTAATCCCCATTATGCGAGGCGACCCCGTTTGCTAGCATTTTCGACCTCGATCGGCGCCGGCAGCCGGAGCAATTGCTAGCAATCGCCCGATGAAACTGCTAGCATTTCGCGACCTGGTGCATGTGCTCCAGGAACGATTTTGCTAGCAGGGAGAAAGCTATGCTGCTGACCATTCGCGACGTTCCCGAAGACCTGGTGCGCCAGGCCAAGCTTGCGACCGGCAAGGGCACTGGCAGTCAGGCGTTCATTGCCGGTATCGAGCTTATGATCCGTCAGCGTGATCGGATCGAGGCGATGGAAGAGGAGATTCGGTCGCTGCGCGAGACCCTCGGTGTGTTCCAGGGCGTGCTTGCCGATGCCCATGCCGCTGCTGTGCAACTGGCTGAGATCGCTGGGCAGCGCGATATGCTGGTGTCCGACAACCCGCTGCGGCCTGGGTATCGTCGCCGCTAGCAGTTTTCGTTCTGCAGCTGCTGCACCAGGTCGAAAAGTGCTAGCAAATTTTCCTGCAGGATCCGTCCTGGATCTCGCTTTCTGCTAGCAGCCCCTCTCCGATCTGTCCCAGTCAGGTGCCGCCGCACCGGCTCGTCGCGACTTGTCGCGTCGAACGGAGCGCCGGGCGAAGCGAACACTTGACGTAACTCCCCCTGAAACAGCCTCCGCAAGGGAGGGAGGGGAAGCTCTATCTCCCCTGCCTCCCGAGCCCTCGGCGGCAAGAGCGGGATAGTAAGGGCAGCGCCCTTACGACCTTCTGGTGGGTGAGGGTGGCGGGGCTGAAAAGTCGGGTATAGGTGATACCCGACTTTTGTCTCATTTTGAGACTACCCCTCGTGCTTGAGGGCCTCGACTTCATAGCTCATTAGCAGGCCCCGAATTGCCACTTTGGCTTGGGTTTTCAGGTCTGGCGGAAGCACTTCGAACCTCTTGAATAGGGCTCGTAGCTCGTCAGCAACTTGGCGCTCGCTCTCTTCGAACACAAGTTCATCAGCTGATACCCCGAGGGTTCGTGCAATGGCTCCTATCCGGTCGCCGGGTGGTGGCTGTTTGCCATGCTCATAGTTCTTGTATGTAGACAGGGGAATGCCTGCCATTTCAGCGACTTGCTCTTGCCTCAGGCCCTTGCGCTCTCTGGCTTTCCGTATGTTCTCGCCTATCGCCATGGTTACGTCACTCATCGCTGACTCATCGTGCATCGATCCTATCTCCCAGTGAAAAGTGCCGGATCATATCTCAACCCTGTAAGGCCAAGATGCTGTTGACTGCCTGAGGCAAGATTCTGTACCTTTGCGGCTCATATATGCGTCTTGACAGGTTTCTAGGGATGATCGACTGGATCGCGGCCATGATCGAACTGCACCACGCGCCTTTGAGCAGTGGGGCGGTGGTCTGTATCGAGGCTGACGGCACGGTTGCTTGGGAAACCCCGCGCAAGATGCTGGTCCGTGGCTCCCATGACTCGACGATCCATATCCGGAGCGTAGGCGGGGACGGGCAGGGCAACGCGACTCATCTGTACATCGACGGCAACCCAAGCAAGTGGTTGCAAGGACATAACCTTGTTGGTTCCTGTGATCTTGTTGCCCTCGTCTGGGATGCTTTTCAACGCCTCTGCGCCCTGGTGGGCCTTGAGCCGACTGACTTTGAGCGTCAGAAGGTCAGGGCAGGGCAGTACCGCGTCACTCGCGTCGATTACAACCGAATGTTCGAACTTCCAAGCCGGGCTGATGTTCGAGCCTGGCTGCGTGCGGGCGAGTTCAAATGTAAGTCTCGTCATGGTCGCCCGGTAAACAATCGCGGGACTCTAACTTTCGGCAAAGGCTCAAGTCATTGGTCGATTGTTTGTTATTGCAAGGCCGATGAAATAACTTCCGGTGGTTCGCACAAGTTGCCGGAAGAGTTTCACCAGTATCCCGAAATCTATCAGTGGATAGATAACAAGCTTCGCGTTGAACTTCGGTTGCGCTCAAAGAAACTCAAGGCGCTGAACCTTGAATATGCCTCTCAACTCACCCCCACGGTTCTTTGGAAGCTCTACCGTGATTTCATCGGGGAACTGGATATGTCAGAGCAAATAGAACTTAATTCCGAGCAAATGATGAAAATCCCGAGCAAGGTGCTCGGCACTTACATGCTCTGGAAGCAGGGGCATGACATTTCAAATTTGGTAGCGAAGGCTACTTATTATCGTCATCGTCAGGTTCTTCTTGGTTATGGCATAGATATCAATATTCGTTGTGATCGCCGCGACGATAGCAATGTTGTTCCGATGATTCGAATTCTTGAGGCTAAGCCTGCGACCATTCCGAGCTTCTTCTTTGAAAGGGGGCTGATTCATAAATCGGCCCGTCAGGTGGCTGTATGAAGTCTGGCTTCGACTTTTACTTTGGCGGTCGAGTTAGCTCCCGCCAGGAAATGCAACAGCGTCTGCGCAATCTCAGAACCGAGGGTAGCGTTATGAATGATCTGGAGAAAGTTCTTTCATCCAGAACTCCGGCTGAGCAAGTGCAGGCCGCTGAGGATTTCAATAAGGCGAATCGTTCTAAGTTGATCAGCAGCAAGAAAGGCACTCTTTATTTGGGGGATGTATTCGAATGAGTGAATCCCAATTCCAGAAACTTCGCTCCGAAGTTGAACGGGTCATAAGTGCCCAGCTTTGGAATGAAAGTTACGGCAAAGTTCAGGCTGTCACGAACTCAGTAATGTCTATCTTTGCCGGCACGCTCACTACTAAACCGACAGCCGGAGAAACCAACAATGGCTAATGCACTGACTATCCGTATCGAAACCACTGGCGTTGTTCGCTCGGGTAATTCCAAAGCTGGCAATGAGTACCATATGTGTGAAGCCTTCGGGCATTTGCCGGGTATTCCTTATCCGCAGCGCTTCGAATACTACGCAGCTAAGCAGAATGAAATTCTGCCTGCTGGTCATTATGAGTGCGACATTACTTGTCGCGTGAAAGATGACCGACTGTGGTTCGAAGTTGATCCGCGCCAAGCTCGCCGCGTTGCGTCTCCGGCTGCCGCAAAGGCGCCTGTTCAAGCCGCTAGCTGATAGGGGGCCGCCAGTTGCGTTATCTCTCGATGTTCGCTGTAGGCCTCGCCACGGGCTATCTGTGGGGCTGGACCGACACCATGGCGGCTTTGCTGTGATTTCCGCCCTGTCCTGCGATGGCTCCATCTCGATTGCGCCGGATGGGGCGCCCCTGTGTTCGGGCATGTGGGTCTTGACCCGCATGCCGGAGCAGTTCGACCCGTCGATGTTGGACACCCAGGCGCTCGCCCAGGCGTTCTCTGTCGGGTTCGGTCTTGTCGCGACGGTCCTTGTCGGCGCCCTGGGCGTCAAGGCCGTACTCGACTTCATTAAAAGAGCTTAAGGAGTAATTCTATGAAAAACCTGAAAAAACTGTTCGTTCGTGGTGGTTCCGCCGTTGCAGTAGGCGCTGCCTTGGTGGTCTCGCAATCCGCCTCGGCCGCTGGCTGGGATTACAGCGGTCTGACCTCCGATATCGATTTCTCGACCATCGCGACCGGCGTTCTGGCCGTCGCTGCGCTGCTGGCCGCTGTGTATGCCGGCATCAAGGGCGCTCGCGTGGTCCTGGGCTTCCTGCGGAGCTGATCGAGGAGGGCGGTTCGATGGGGCGGCTTCGGTCGCCCCTTTTTGTTTCTGGCAGGGGAGTTTGATCGATGGCGGATTTATATGAGTTCGCGTTCTTTGTTATTGGCGCTGCGTGTTCCTGGGCGATCTTTTCGAGGTGGTAAGTATGCGCAGGTTGTTATTGTTGTTGGTGCTAGTTTCTTCTTCTGTAAGTGCGGAAGAGTATTATTGGTACATGGGTTA